GCGCCGGAGCCAGTGCCACCAGTCAATGCAACTTGTCTATAAGTGGCGCTTGCGTAACCACTGCCAGCACTGGTAATGCTTCCAGAAACTATAACTTTTCCTGACCCAGGATTCGTTCCAATTCCGATGTTGCCGCTTCCGCTCAGCACGAACAGCGAGTTACCAGCATCATCCAGGAATTCTGTCGACGGGTAGTTTGAGGATGAGAGGGCAGACCGAACCACAAGAGCCGGCGCCGAAGAGGATCCTGTGACATATAGCCTGGCGGTGAGAGAAGACGAAGTTCCAACCCCCACTCTTCCATTCGTATTGTCCCACCAGAAGTTGTTAGAACCGCTAAGGACCCCGCCAGTTCCGACTACGACAACCTGACCTGCTGTGAGATTACTTCCTGTGAGGGATCCGCTGATGTTTGCAGCATACACATTTAGCCACCTCTTAGACGTAGATCCAAGATTGTACTGAAGATCGTTTCCAGGCTCCAAAGACCCTGTGACGGCGAGGAGACCACTTGATAGGAATCTTCCGAACTCCGTGCCTCCGGATCCTTGACCGAAAATTATGTCTCTCGAGGAGTAAGTTCCGATTCTGAAGTCGGAGTTTATTAGATCCAAAGATCCTATTTTTGTTGTGTTTATGAGAGAGTTTACAGTAACATCACTGCTGAAGTAACCTGTACCTTGTACATTGAATTTTCTGGTTAGTGATGCTGTCGTTCCGATTCCGACGTTCGTTCCGTCGTCGAACATATTGCTGTTGGCCAAAGCATTTCCGCTTGTGAACTTCGAGAGGTAACCTGATGTACCGCTTCCTGTGATCACCGAACTTCCACTCATCAATGTGCCGAAGTTAACCCACGTGGGCACACTTGAACCGGCGGATTGCAGCAGCTGACCAGAAGTTCCTGCAGTCGTCGACTTGAGATTGGTGGAGGTGTCGAAGTATCCCACGCCCCCAGAAGTCCCACCAGAAATATTGTTTAAATCAGAACCCGTGATCGGTATCGTCTTATTGTAGAGATTATCCGTCGATCCCGTGAGGACCACGTTCGTCTCGTTTCCTACGAGGCCTGCCTTCCATCTATCTGTTGATGTGTCCCAGATGATCGATCCCGTCGTGTTGGCGGTCGTGTCCGCCACGTAGACGCCACCGAAGTTGATCGGAGACGGGCCTGCGTTGAGGAGGATCGCGTTGTCCTTGATGTTGACAACTTCAGAGTTGATGATGGACGACGTACCCATCACTCTCAAGTCTCCTGAAATGATCATGTCTCCGCTGAAAGATCCTGTTCTTGCGTACAAGTCACGCCAAGATTTTGTGGACGATCCAATATCGTGATTTAAATTCTGACCTGGTAGGATGGACCCCGTTATTGCAGTTGTCCCGTTTACTGAAAGGGTGTTTCCGTTGGTCTCCGTTGTTCCTATTCCAACTGAGTTTCCAATATTATAGATGATACTTGTGTTTACAAGAGAGTTAGCTCCTGACCACAGGGGTACGTAGTTTGCCGTACCTGTGCCGCTAACTGTTCCTGGGGGCGCGCTTGACGCTATTGTCACTTGACCGTTCGATCCTGTCGTGATAGTGACATTGTTGCCTGCTACAAGATAGGAAGAACCATTCTGTAAATTTGTTAAAGATCCACTAAATCCTTGATTGAATGTTACGGGACCTGTGAATGTGGTCCCGGAAACTGTCGCGACGACGGAGTCGTTGATGGACAGTGTGTAATTGTTACCCGGACCTGCGTTGACAGATGATAGTCCTATGCCTGTAGTGAAAACTCTTTCATTCGTCAGCAAGCTATCTGCATTTAGGACGAGATAGGAAGCGTTGTTTGGAGCTTGTGATGACGTGAGGTTGCTGAGCGACTTTCCTAATGGATTGAACCAATCGTAGAACATAAGATCGCCTTGATCGGTCCTCGTAAGTCTAACTTTGGCAGAATTTTGTGGAGAAGCTGTGCCGATTATGACTTCGCTCTCATTTATCTCAATAGACCCTGTTCCTGTGAAGAGGGAACCACTAATCCTCACGTCCCCAGCAAAGACTGTTCTATCATTTCCTCCAATAGTTCCAGTCACGTACATGAAGACGTCTGACCCTACTGTGACAGCGGTTGATGCTCTCCTGACTATCACTCTGCCTCTCTGAGCAGTCAGTGTTATATTTCCTGGTGTTGCAACAGAACCTGCAGCAGCACCAGTCGTAAGAGAGATGTTTCCTGCTGATCCGCTCGCCGTGCTTGACAGAGATCCTGCATTCAGCGTTATGCTGCCGGCGTTTGCCGTTGCTCCCGTTGAAGTTGTGTCGCCAGCCGAGAGAGTTATGGAGCCTGCCGCCGCGACGGTGCTCGTGTTTCCTGCTGTCACCGTAACTGACCCGCCCGTAGAGCTGGTACCTGTTCCGGCTCCTGCTGTCACTGTGACGGATCCACCAGGAGAGCTGGTACCTGTTCCGGCTCCTGCTGTCACTGATATATTGCCACCTCCAACGCTGCTTCCACCAACAGCAGCTACTAGTGCTATTCCTTTGCCTGTCTGAGTAGTTCCTGACGTGGAACCGCTTAAAGCAAGCGACGTAGTCGTGTTGTTTGTGGAGAAGTTTCTTATTGTGTGTGTCTCTAGAGTTCCACTCACCATAAGATCTCCCCCAAAGACAGATACACCGAACGTAGTCGATGATGATCCGCTGACGAAGAAGAAAACATCTGTTCCTGCTGATTGAGCAGCATAACTTGATCCAAGAGTGCCCGCTATAGACACAGACGCTGTTGTGTTGAGTCTTGGAGAGGGTGAGAGTTCATTCCATTGGTAAAAAATTGGTGCAGAGTTTGAAATCGTGACTGCACCTGACGATCCCGTTGTGATAGAAATGTTGTTGCCTGCAATGAGATATGAAGTACCATCGGACAGTCTTGTTAAGGAACCCGTCAAGTTGGTGGCAAAGACAGTCTTCCAGAAATTTCCGGGAGAAGAACCTAGATCATATGTGTTATTTGTTCCAGGTTGAACGAGACCGTATGCAGTTGTTGTGCCATTCACAGCCAGCTTACTTGTAAATGCAGACGTTCCTATTCCTACATTTCCTGCGTGATAACTCTGGCCTCCGACAGAATAGATCGCATAGCTTGTAGTGCCTATTGACGAGACGTCGTTGATATACAGACCGTACGAGTTAGTGACTGTGCCTGCAGATTTAGTCATCTGCAACCATGCGCCATACGCGCTCGTTATGACGCTTCCATTGCCTGCGAGGCTTGCATATGCCCTAATTCCGTAGACGTTTGCTGTGGTTGACGCACTCGATATTGTTGCGCCGGTGTAGATTCCTCCCACGTTTGAGTGAGTTCCTCCTCTAGCAGTGGAGAAGTTCTGTGACCCAAAGACTCCGTGTGAGTCAGGATTGCCACCTGTGTAACCGCCGAGTCCATTATAAGTTCCTTGGAAATAACCACCTAAGAGGCGGGATCCCATGGTGAGATCGTTCGATCCATATGCTGTTCCGTACACTCCTGCAAGCCAAGAGAATGTGGGATTAGGCGCAGAACCAGTGTTGTTTGCTGTAGCATAGAAGTACCCAGAATATATTCCTCCGCCGCCGGCGCCCGTGTATACAGTTCCTGATGGAACAATAAGAGAAGAAATCAATCCGTATGTGCTTTTAGTATTATCGGTTCCTTCTGCATTGTTGCCGATCAATGCTCCTACAGATCCAAAATTACCAAAATCACCATCAGATATTGTGTTATTAACAACGAATTTCTTTGGATAATTTGGGTCAGTCAGTGCAATACTGCTGTTTTTATTTCCAAAGAATGAATTTCCCTGCACAGTAAATACTGCAGATCCACTTGGCGAGTTAGTTCCTATTCCAACTTGTCCAGAACTTGAAACGAAAAGCCTGCTAATAGAGTTAACATCTTGCACATCAAGAACTGATGCTACAGAAGAAGTAACTCCTGACCTAACCACAAATGATGGGTACGCAGTCGTAGAAGATCCCGACACAAGCAAACTTGCAGCAACAGTAGTTGTGTTAACACTTACACCAGACCCATTGTCATAAATTGAACTATTCCCGATAGTGTCCTGTGTCGTGAATTTTGTTACATAATTTTGAGTTCCTGTACCTAAGACACTTCCGCTGTTGATGGTGGATAGAGTGACTGATCCGTTAGACCCTGTCGTCACAACCATGTTCCCGCCAGCTATCAGGTAAGAAGTTCCGTCATTTAGATTGGTAAGAGAACCGCTTAGACCCTGGTTGAATTTAACAGCACCTGTGAAAGTGGATCCACTGATAGTTGCTACTACTGAATCGTTGATGGAGAGCGTGACAGTGTTGTTTGGACCGCCGTCCGTCACGTTTACGCCAGTACCCGAAGTCAGCGATCTCTCATTTGATAAATTTGAGTCGTTTCCTATTGTTACGAAAGCAGAGGTTGATGGCGCAAGGTTCGGAGCGGATATAGTAACAGAGCCGTTGGACCCAGTGCTTATAGCTACGTTTGAACCTGCTAGCAAATAAGACGTTCCATCAGTTAGATTCGTAAGAGAACCACTGAGACCTGCGCTGTGCCTAGTCGCACCTGTGAAAGTTGTTCCACTGACTGTGGCGACCACAGAATCATTTATTGATAGTGTGTAATTTCCGTTTGCACCAGAATCGACTCCTGATAGTCCTGTTCCAGCAGTGAAGACTCTTTCAGATGTGAGACCTCCATCTAAAGCTAAAGTAAGAAACTGTGCAGAATTAGAAGCAATACCTGATGTACTAATCGTCACATTGCCTATTGATCCGGTTGATATAACAATGTTATTACCAGCAATCAAATAAGATGTACCGTCCACTAACTTTGTGAGAGATCCTGTGAAACCCGTCGTTGCAACGACATAGGTTCCCGTTAATGCTTGCGTGATCTTGTTGTAAGTGAGACCTGCAGACCCTGCTGCTGCTCCTCCGTCATTAAAGACTACTTGCGTATCAGAACCTCCTACAGGACCTGTTGGGCCTGTAGGTCCCACCGCGCCGGTGGCCCCCGCTGCTCCCGTTGCACCCGTTGCACCCGCTGCTCCCGCTGCTCCCGTTGCTCCTTTTGGTCCTGCTGGGCCGGTTGGGCCGGTTGGGCCTGCAGGGCCTGTTGGACCTACTCCACCGCCTCCTGACGAAGAGTTTCCTAATGAGCTCCAGCTGCTTCCTGTCCAAGCTAGAATTATGCTTTCATAATTCGACGTTAGGATCTTTGTCGTATTTCCGTCTATTTTTACGTTGGGGTCTGAGGTCTTTACGACTATATTGTGAGTAGAAGCTTTCCCGTCGACGTCTTTGATGAAGCAAGTGTGTCCTATTTTTGACTTGTTCGGCAGGACCACAGTAACTGTTCCAGACCCAGATCCATTTATAGACAGAGTCAGAATTGAAACTTCGCCAGAAAATGTGACAGACTGACCAGGAGAAACTGTCACAGGCTTCACGCTCTGTACTAGTTTGCCTGTTATCTGAAGCTCTCCAGGAGAGCCCGGGAATCCTACTTGCAAGTCCGAGGCGACGACCGTTCGCCTGAGCTTTCCAGCTTCCGTTACGTATATCAGAGCGTCATTGGAATTTTTGGCTATTGTCATCTCAGACCACCGTCAGACCTGTCGTATCTATTTGCAACGACGTGAGAGTTGCATCAGTAATTAATGCGAGGTCTGACTCTTGTCTAATTCTTGCTTCACCATCAAAGTAAGGAAATGAAGAAGTAACTTCTGTGCTTAGATTCTGAGAAGTGGTGAGATTTGGACTAACACTTTCGTTGTATATGAATCCAATTCCTCTTTCGTCTTTCTTGTATCTCTGTCTAAAGAATCCTACTTCAGCTACTGAAGGACCAACCGTGTTAGTTATGATAGTTCTGGTCAGTCTCGATTGTGTGAATTTGTTGAACCCGCTTCTAGTTGTCGCATCGTCATCGGACGGTGAGTCATCGACATTTATGAATTTAGTGTATTGACGTTGTTCGAGCATGTCTCTGAACTGTCCAAACCTATTCCTCCTGAAGACAGCCTTTGAGTTCGTGGGAAGGCCGTTGATTAGGCCGTATTTCCACCCTCTTATGACAGGTGACACGCCAAAGATGTTGGCCTCGTGTAACTGCTTTGATCCTGTAAGCTCTGTTGGAGTCAAGGTAATTGAAATTGTCTCGTTTTTCCTAGGATCTACTCTGTATGTTCTGAATTGAGGATAGTTGTTGCCGCCTATCTTCGGACCGTCAATGTCACCACTTATACTGTAAGTTTTTATCTTTATGTTGTCAACACCCGACATTATGAAATCGTTCGACGTGATGCCATCCCAACTTAAGGAAAATACAAACCTCCACTCACCGGGATAAAAAGTCGTAGGATTCTGTGCTGTACCGTTGTATTCGTACGCGGAGTCGAAATTTTTGAATGTGTCGAAATAAAACTTTGGACTTGATGGGGACGGTGTTGTTCCAGGATCGTTGTTTGAACCAGTGACAACATCTATGAGTTCAGTAGATGAAAACGCACCTCCTGGTAGAAGGTGGGAGGGAACTCCTGGGTATCCTGCGATGTATGAGATTAATGAAAATTCCTGAGGACCTGCAACGGCTCTATCATAGCTAATTGACCACGGACTTGAAGAAGTTATGTCCAGGCAAAATCTGCTAAATTGTTGCACAGAAGTATCGTAGCTTCCAGACGCATACAGGATAAAATCTTCATTTGTGCCTGTTAATCCAAATATACCTCTCTTGTATGGACTGACTGTCCCAGAGAGAGGCGCAGGACCCCAGAAGTTATAAGCTGCTCCGTCTATAGTTGTGCTACCCGATCTATAGACGGTGCACCAAGGCATTGTCGACGTGGAATTGTTCCATCTGACTGTTAAGTCATCCAAGCTGTACGTAGGTGTGTCTTTTGCTTCTCTATACTTCGTGTTTGGGTTGTAGGTATTCATCATGTTGGTTGACAAAGACGAATATCTTGTGAGCAAAAATCCAAAGTAAGAGTATCTGTTATTGACATAAGCAATGTGATTGATGAAATAATTTGTAGGCGGGACGTACATCAAAAGTTTAACAGCAATTCTATCTGTAGAAAGGACCGAAATTGGAGATGCGATATTCCAGTCGAGCCTCATGTATGTCATGTTAACAGGAATAGACTTTGCTTCGGAAGTTCCCAATAGTGTGGGAGTAGATCCAGCCAGCTTGTATATTTCTGCCTTTATCTGCATGCCGGATGTGTTTCCATAACAATTGATCCGAAATGTCCAAGTCCCTGCAGGAATGGATGTTCTATTTGGATCACCAGAGTCTGTAAGCCAATAAGTGTCAGTTGTTGCCGAACTATTGAAACCAATAGAAAGCCATCCGGATAATCCTAATTCTCCTCCTCCGCTTGACCTGGAGACTGTGTATGTAGTTGTTTGCTGTACTCTATCTAAAGCCCTGTCTTCTGTGTCTACTCTTGGGCTGTCTGAAGAACCAGCATTGCCCCAAAAGTAATAAAATATATTTTCACCTATCTCAAAGTCTTGCTCATATTGCTTGCTTGTTTCTTCGTAGTTATAACGAGAATAAGTCATATTGTTGAGATCACCAAATCCAAAGAAGAATTTGATAGTATCGTCAAGAGTCATCGAGCCAGTCAACAATTCGTAACCTGGGTCTGACACAGAAAGTCCGCCAAGGTAAGAGTGATCAGCGTATTTTCCGAGATTGACATCAGAAGGAACCAAAAGAGATACGCCCAACTTATTGTCAAGTTGTGAGTCTATTCCATATATGAGCTTTGTATAGTACGGAGACTTCTGATCAAAAACTCCACGTAGAGAATTTCTTCCTCCGTGCGCAGAAATAGAGGTCGAGTCCAACTTGCCTGGGAGTATCGGTATTATTCCCTTTTTTGATATTAGCGAATTCTTGTCAAGGCTAGTAACGTTTTCTATGTTTATATTCCAATTAGAAAAATAGCTTGATCCAGAAATTGCAAAATTCCAGTCAGCTTTCAGATCAGAATACCTAATCCCTAGTGACTCTTCGACTTTTATCATTCTTCTTGTGGGATTGTATTTCGGGTCATAAGGATATGACCATGTCCACTCATTGTTTACTGTAGGATCATTGCTAAAACCTTCACTGCTTCTATTAAGAGGAATACTGTTGAATATCATAAAAGCATTGTTGTCTACATCAACATTGCCATAAGGACTTAATGAAAATCTAGTATTTAAATGCCAAGGTCTTGTGTTGTTTTGCTTTAAACAATAGTTTAGATCAGGAAGGCAAGAGTCGTAGTATCTTTCCTTTGAATCAAAGCACTGAGCTATTCTATTGGATGTCTTGGAAACTCTATCACTCCAAGCAACTTGCCTGTAAGATAGCTGTGGGATTAGTGAAACATCTCTCGAAGAAAAATTGTAAGAAAGCTGCGGCTGAATCGAAGAAAAGTATTTACTGAACGCTTTTCCTCTTGTCCCTTCTGTAAATACGAACTTACCTTCTCTTCTTGAGACTGACAGGAGTGATCCTGTAATGTAATCATCTTGAGAAGTTCCGAAGAAAGATGAATTATAGACTGTATCGAATTGATCTACGACAGGGTCATTGCCTATGACGTCTTTGATTGAATCGGTAAAAATTTTTTCGAACACACTCATGGTATGTACTTATTTCCTTCTCTCACATAAGAGCCGTAGAACGTTATGTTGATGTCTCCTGTGTTCAGTTGAACGTCATGTCCTTCTGGGTCTTTTAAGTCCATCAAGTATGATGAAGACAGAATGTTTGCTTGACCAAACAGATAAAGTAATGCTGAAGAGAAGTTGGCCTTAAAGTTCACAAAAGCCGGTCTTTCTTTTGATACAGAAAGCGTGAGCTTTTCACCCGGATATATGAGGTAAGGTGATTCTCTTCTTGAGCCAATGAAATAATAACAAGGAACCTTCAAATTAGAAGCGTAATACTCATTTAAACCTAAGGTATTAGATTCAGGGTAATATTGATTAAATGACGTAAGACTTGACGAGACATATGAAAGTATTGCTGTCCTATTTGGTTCAGGTATGTACGAGGGATTTCTTATGTACCCATCCCTTCTGATTACGTCTGTGCCGGCAGTCACAAATTCCCCTCCGAATATGGATCCACCACTCGGTGAAAATCCTGTCATTCCTCTTCCGAAAGCATCAATACCAGTGAGAACAGCATCTCCAAGAGGAACATACTCGTTCTCTAAACATCCCGAAACGAAGGACATGCCCTCTTCATAAGATTTAAAGTAGTAATTCCATATATCTTCTTCTTCTCCAGGTATAAATTCAGGATATCCTTTTAAAGTTCTCGTGTGCATCACTCTAATTCCATTAGAGACATTGACTTCGGACTTGACTATTACACTGCCTGTAAAGAATTTGCTACTTCCAATGTACGATGCACTTACGACGGCATCAACTTCTGTCTCATTGGTATCGACACCAAGAGTCGTTAATTGCCACCAAAAATTATCGAAATCTCCGAAATTTTGAAACTTTCCGTCAAAAACAGGAACATATTTCATGTCCCTTTTAGTGTCTTCTTCGTGAGTCAAAAATCCTCTACAGACAAGGTCTCTAATTCTCCCAAGACCATTTGGTTTCTCTGAGAAGAGAGATAGTGTTATTCCAGGACCGCCGTAATTGTAGACAGATGCACTTCCACTCTTTGCAACTTCAATAAACTGATATTCGTTGAGAAAAAGGTCAGTGAATGTTTTACTGTCTGCAACTAGATTCTTAACTTGTACATCGTATGATGCTTCTCCCTCATAAAAAGTTACAGTATAATCTCCTGCCGATGAGGTCATTATAGTCAAAGCAGTTCTGTCATTGAACCAACCGTTTCCGAAGCAGAAAGGTACTTCAAAAACGACTTTTTCAATCATGAAAGGCTCTGTTATCGGTAATGTAAATGTTTCGCCATTAGAAGTGTCGTACATTGAGTTTCTTTGAACGCTATTCGGCATGTCATAGGTCAAGAAATTGCTCCACCTATCTGGCTTAATAACATTTAAAGGTGGAAAGCTTTCCTCAAGTATTTTCTGTCGTCTGTCTTCAAGTAAAAAATATCTAATCGGATTGAAGATGTCTATGCTTCCGGATCCCAGGCTATTCCCGTGCGTGTCGAACCATTTGTCATCTTCCACAAAGATGGAACCAGACGTTCCTGTCTGTATGACAATTCCTGTGAATATACCGGAAGTTCCAACAACTGTTGATTTGGAATCAAAAGCTGTATGTCCAGAGAAGCCAGTCAAATCTGCTTTTGATTTTTGTGGGATGTTCCATTGACCGTTTTTTATGTCGTAATAGTAGATACTGCTACTGTTTGCAAGCATCTTTACTTTGTTCTTGACTGGAAAAGTTACCTTTAATTGTGTCTTATCTCTCAGCGCTGATGAGAAAGAACCTGGTTCTTCTCCTATCCTAGATTTTGACCCAGTCACATAAAAGGGGTCATTAAATCTGCCTTGCTCAAACAAAGAATTTTCTGAAAAAGATGCCACTATTTCTTACCTCTCTCGACTGAGCTATCAAACATAACATCGTCAAAAAGACCTGATTTTATCTGAACTGAAACTTCTATACTACCAGACCGCTGCAATTCTACAACACTGATAGAGTCTGTGTCATTCATGGAAGTTACATAATCCAAGGGCAACATAGATGGGAAATGCACAGACTGTTTAGAAAAATTTATAGTCTTTTGGTCATTGAACATGCCAGTTTTCACAAAATCAATAGAGTCTCTACTGTTTAATACTTTTCGACTCTGCTTTCTTTTGTTTCTTGGAGGTGTTAGCCTAAACATTGCTCCTCTGTCTAGACCCGGCCAATCTCTGTCTGTTCTTAGAGTAATTGTATAGGGTGACGTATTCGTTCCGTCATTGTCTGTGTATGAATTTCCATAAACAGCGCCTCCATTTCTATACTTTCCTCTCGAGTCTGGTCTTACGACGTACGAGAAGTCTCTGTACCTATTTGCGTAAGTTGAGCCTCCGCTTGCAAAGATGGCTATTGTTGCATTTTCGCTCTGTTCAGATTTTATCTCAAATCGAGGAGCGTATCTGTATTCTATTATACCAGATTCATACAGTACGAGATCAAAACTAACCACACCGAGATTTCCTGAGATAAATTCAGAGAACGGTGCATAGGAAAATATTTTCCATCTCAGCAAAAGGAATTTACCGTCTCTCTTGTCAAATCCATAGAACTTCTTTATTCCTCCGTGGATCCCATCAATTCCTGCTGGGTAGGGGTCTATCCCTAAGTTAATGTTTGGTATTGTTGTCCCTTTGAGAGTTATGTAGTCAGAAGCGTCTGAGTCACTAGTTTTTCTAAAAATACTTCTGACTCTTGAGTCCCACCACAGAGACAAAATTACATGAGCTGAAGACCACGGTCCATTGAGCACAGAGTGATTCGCACTGACAGAACCCATAGTGTCAGTAATAACATTAGAAGGATTAGCTGAAGGGTCTAGTAAGATAGCAAAACCACGGGTACTTACATAGACTCTCCTATAGCTTCTGTTGTCAAATTTAAAGCTGAAACCGATGTCAATTGTATCGCTTGCATTTACTGTAAAAGGTTGACCCGCCGAAGAATCCAAATAGGTCATAATATCTGATCTAATAGGATACAAGCTCTGTCCTACTGTGTAAGTCAGTATGTAATCTTCAAATTTATTTGAAGGAGAAGTCCTGCTTGATTTTGGAGAAGAAGACATTAGTATAGCATACCTCCATACGCAATCGAGTCAGTTCCAAGGAAAGCGTTGTCATAAGTGTATCCGCATGTTGAAGACACTTCGTCTTCGGAGACGTAAGTTGTTCCACCTGCAGGCAGATCTAGAATTGCTGAAGAAAGCTGTGCACCATAATTTGATGATAAAGAACTTCCACGAGGCTTTACTTTATCATCTGAGAAAGATGGGAAATAGTTCTCTTCTTGATTCGTGCAACCGATTATGGATGCATTACCAAGAGGGTCAACAGATACACCCTCACCAAAATCAATAGTCCCATAATCATCCATATACCAGGCTCTATTTTTTCTAATTAATCTATAGTCAACTGACACAACTTGGTCCGATGAAAATCTCCAGTTGGTGTTGCCATTTCCAAATTGTCCCTTAAAAGATCGAGGTTCAAACGGTATACTCGGTGTAAAATTTGATACCGAAGTTCTTATTACAAAAGGCTCAATTGCACCATCTAGAAGTAATTTTTCGGGCTGGTTAAAATCAGATTTAATAAAGAGAGGATAGCGCGCAGGAGAATCATAAATACCACCAGTCTCTACGAAATGAACAGGATTGAAGACCTCAAGCTCTGTGTAGTAATTTTCCTCTAAGATAAGACTTGCGTCTGTTATTCCGTACCTATTGAGATCATAAAGGTGGCCTGGCGTTCCTGCAGATATTTTTGCTAAACCTGTTGTCCAGTGTTTCTCTTGAGTTATTTCAACTCCCTGTTTGTACGTGTCGACAGTCGACCCAGAAAGATAGTCGTTTGTTGAAGATAAAATTTTTCTTTCTGTACCAGATAGATCTACCACAGTAGAACTTGTTACGTATAAGACTCCTGTATTTCCTAAGTTTTTAGTTGGTTTTCTGCTTGAAAAAAATCCAATTGCTTTTTGTGATCCTGATAAAATTGAAGGCACTGTTGCATCTGCAAACCACTTGATACTTTTGATCCTTATTTGTTCAATAGTATTGTAGTAGTTGACGTCTGAGTCAATATTGAGGTAATCGATGCTACGTGCCATGTTTAGAATTTCTTCAACTTTCCTACTATTTGCTGTAACAATAAACTATCTTGTATTGTTTGTCTCTCACCCAAGTAGTTGTTGCTGTGTCGGTACATGTTCTTGTGTCTCTCAAGCATGTGCGACTCAATGACAAAATTTGTTCCTTTATACAGAGTTTTACTTGGAACTAGCTGTTCGACAAATGATGATATTGAAAAATCGAACCACCTGTAAAATTCCAAGAATTTTCTAAAATCAGGCTTTCCAGACAGCCTATTGAAATAAACATCTCGAAGATTTTCAAGGTCAGGGTAGTCAGGAGAGAACATTAACTCTGGGCTTCCTAGAACATCATTCAGCATATCCAAAGATGAAAACATCGATATGATGTCTTTGTCCATAGAATCTACCATAGAGAACTCTATTGAAAGTCTTAAGTCATCTTGAGGCTCTTCTTGAAGAAACATGTCATTGCTAAGATAAGTGGGTGCCTCTACAGCCCATGGATTTTCAGAGAGAAAATTTTGGCTTTGAAAACTTCTAACTCTAATCTTATCGTCTGTCGAAGCTTCATCAAACATGGGAGAAATGTAGCTGTAACTGAACAAATCACCAAGAAGAGATTTGCTTCCTGAGACATACCCAGTTACTTCTGCTTCTATTTCATTCTGACTAAAGTCCAAGAGAGTTAGTTTTCCATTAGCATCAGCGTACCTTTCAGGTTGCTTTTGCAGTGTGTCCATTCTAAGTTTCCCAAAAGACCCAGATATGTTTTTAACAAAGTTATAATTTTTTAGCGGATCTGAAACACCAAAAGATTTGGGGTTCCTGACGTGTTCTTTCCATTCTTCTATGTCTAGACCTTTTGACCAAAATCTAAGATTGGATGTCCAGCCTGAAAAGTCGACTGTTCTTGCAATGTCATCGACGTTTAGTGTGTCATTAAGAAAAAGATAACCTCCTGCAGGTATTCCTGATGGAATTGTCTGATTTCTTCCTATGGCGATGTACGAACCAGAAGAGTTATATTGAGAAGATCCACTTCTAAATGCATTTCCTTCACTTGTAATTTGTTCATAAAAGTAAGAAGATGTCGTATATGTTACTGCAAGATCTCCCGAGTCATTTTTTCCAACTCTCAAATAATAAGAAGACGATGTTTGAGATTCAATTTCGTCGTTTCTAAAACATCCGATCGATACATTCCACTTATCGCCATCAAATATTCCCTTGCCGTCGACGTCTAGACTTAGTTCAAGCTGTGGAGAATTACTAGAGAAACCTGGTCTTAGGAACGCTTTTACTTTTGAACTTGTGTATGGATGATCTTTGAATTGTGTTGCAACTACGTTGACGATAAGACCGGGCTTTGAACCCACGGAGCTTCCTGTCACGTACATTCTCATTAGCGACTGATTTCCATCAGAGTCTGTTATCTGTGTGAATTTCTGAGGAGGTATCTTAAAGACTCCTTCGAGGTGCCATGAACCTGAAGTCAAAAGTCCGTCTGAATTTTTGTTAGTTCCTTTTATTGAACCTGCACTGTCTAACACAAATGAACCAGCAGGTGTAGGAAATCCTGGTTCTACTCTTGATGACGAAAGTGGCAGAGTAACAATTAAATTAGAACCTGACATGTCGACCATGGCCCCAGGTTCTACTCTTTTCTCTCTAGAGGTTGTTAGCTGTTTGACAGTAGGACCGCCGTATTCTCTTATTCTTAAGCTATTGTCAGGGTCTATTCCAACTGACCTTAGAAAAGTCCTAATGCTATGCTGTGTTCCCTTTGATCGAACTATTTGAGGAAGATTTACAAGAACTCTTCTAACCATAGTCGATTGAATTTTTTTCAAGGCAACAGAGATGTCGTCAAGTGAATTGATTTGTTGCCCATCTAAGAACTGACTTAAAGAAGCATTACTAAAAAACTTAGGAAGATAGAAACCGTACTGACGGACTATGTCGTCAAGAAAATTGTCAGGCACAGTGTCTGATAGATCGTAGTTAACTGTCCTTAAAGTTGCAAAAGAGTCTATGTAAGTCTTTAGATCATCAAAAAATTTGGACCAGATGTACAAGAAAGAGAGAATAATCTGAACAGATCCTTTTTCTCCTTGGCCCGGTATTCCCTCTCCCCCGTAGGGGTTTCCTCCATTGCCTTCAATATTGATAAATCCATCTTGTGAAGCTCCTTCAAGAAGATAATGCTGAGGAACTAGTCTCAAGATGTTGTTTGGATTTGCTCTGTCATATTCGCTTGCTGACAATAGCAGGTCCATGTTTAAGTCCACAATTTCTTGAAATGCTGGGAATAGAACTACCTTAAATTCGTCTCTTTCATTGACTAGGACATTTTTCACGTCAAGGTAAGAGTTAACTCTTCTATTTGCAGAAAAATTATTCACATTTGCATGTAAAGAATTTCCAGAGCTATCAAGAACTATGGACTCAATTCCAGAGCTGTTATTGATGGTCAATGAGCCGGATGGTTCATTGAATCTGTAGTAGAGTTTTAAATCAGGTGATGCGTAAAGACCTCTTGATGAATACAGACTCTGAATCTTTGTGTCTCTTACAGCGTGAAAAACTCTAAGCTCGTCAATAGTTCCACTGAATGTTTGTGTCGGAGTTACAAGAGTATTTTCGTAATAAAAAGAACTTCCTGAACCTATCAAGAAATCTGACTCATCAGCGTTTATCTTTTTTATTCTTACCTTCTTGCTACTCTCTGATGCAAGTTGTTCATTGAGATAGAACTGCAGGCTATTTTCTTTTACGTCGTTCTTATTGAGAGTAACACAGACGTGATTATATGATCCTTTCGATAGCGTACTTGAGACACTATTTCTAGAAGATCCTGAAGTCACACTAAAAACTGCATTTACACTATCGATAGAGGTACTTGGCTCTAAGTGTAAAGTAATGCCGTCAGATTGACTAGCTGCTTTTTGAAAAACTACTTGCGTACCGTTGGTTATCTTTGGAAGAAAAACCAAAGCTTCTATTGTAAATGAGTCGTCATCTCCTGGATTTATTACAGTTTTACCTTGTCTATTTTTTGCTAGTTCGGGGTAAAGATTACCGGATTTGTCCTTCACACTTATCCAGTTTCCAGCAGTGGTCGAAGGAACTTCTCCTATTTGAGTGCCAGAGAAATGAAGAGCGCCTGACCATCTTGGAAATCTATCAAAGATCCACTTTTCAAAACCGGTCAACGAGTCTAAAAAAATCTCTACTTCTTTTTTGGATCCATCGAAAGGAAAGTTATTGATTATCTTGTTGAAGGCTTCATTTACTTTTACTTCTGCAGATGAGAAAAAAGTGTGATTTTCAAATTTTGACCAATCTACATTTAGTTGTTGTGAACTCTTTAGTGGGTAACCGAGAGGATCATATTTGAAAGACCCAGTATTGCCTGCACTTGAATCGTCTAGATTAAAATCAGCGTATGTTAGTTGTATGGGTTTCGAATCAACAATCGAAGACTTTAGAAAAGTTGGGACGTAAGGTGAGTTGGATCTAGTTGCCATTATGTCACTCCGACTTTTCTATTCTGAATACTGGTGATACGTTATAGAAAGTAGTCTTTTGACCGTTCTGCTTGATCATTACTTCGATAACATAGGATCTTCCTGCTGTCAAGTTGGAAGTATCTAGTTTGAAATACATTCCCAAAGAGTCACTTGAAATCTTTGTGGAATTATTTGTATCGTCAAAAGAAACTACAACGTTGTCGAATGTAACATCTTTTATCTGATAATATGCGTTTTTTACAACTATTCCTTGTAAGTCTACTGGTAACTTACTAGCTTTTATGTAAGGATTACTTTCGTCAAATATGTTTATTCTAACTGTGAACTCTTCGTTGTCTCTATATGTGTCTTTCAAATCATGCGTTGTGACAATATAGTTCTTTGGCAAATTTGAAGATCTTCTTGAAGCAGGTCTTGCCGTTATAACACTTCCCGTAACAAAAGCAATCGTCTGATCATTTGACAACCAGACGGGAGTAAAGTTTACTGATCCAGATTGAATGATCTTTGCTGATATTGTTGAGTCTGTAGAAGGTATTACAACGTTTGATTGATAGATTCCTGTTGCTGGATTTGATCCATAGCTAAACTGTGACCCTGAGAAAGTCAAAGAATAATATCCGCCCGATATTTCTGTCATTAATTTTAGCTTTAAACAGTTGCTCCCTGTTATAGGGATTAATGCGCTTCCTGAGACTATATTAGACAGAGTTTCCGCGACTGTGTTGTAGAGAGTCAACTTACAAGAAGAATCGAATACTAAATTTTGTGTGTCGTCCGAAATAGAGTCATTAAAACCCACACTGAGATGCGGTCTTTTAGATTCATCATAAGCATTACTTGAAGCGAATCTCTTTACGAAATAAGACTTGTTGTCATTTTCAAGGTTCTCAGAAAAGCTTATTCTAAAACCTCTATCAGGCAATTCGTTGGATAAAGTTGCCGACATCAATTTCGTAACGTCTATGACGAGATCTTCATCTCCTTTGACAAAATTTTGACTAGCTACTGTAGAAGCTAAGCTTATTGAACTAGTTATGTAGTCACCGGGTGAAGTAGAATTGCATGCATTGCCACAGCCAGGTGTGACCCACTTTGTCGTTAATGATGAAGTAATCCAATTACAGATGTCGTAATCAGAATAGTAAGAAACATCCTTTCCTATTCCTTCGTCAAAAGAAGCAGATAGAGGAAAAACATTGACAGTATAATTTACAGGTGTTGGTTGACCTCCATATACATCCTTCAATTTAAGCTTGCAAAAGAAGCTTGGATCCGTGTAGTCTAACTTGCCCTCAGACACAAGCTTTTTTACTTCACTCAAGTCAAAGTGGACCAATATTCTGGATAGCTCTGTGTTTGGGGTCGACCCACTCATCGATGCCCCATAGAGCTTGAAAAGGTCTAGCGTTCCTGCAGCACCTACATTGCTGTTAAACTTCCTTTTTCCTCTTATCACTTTGTTAGTGATGTACGTGTCTTTATCAGCTTTGACTATCTTCAGCATTTTCGTCTCCAGCTTACCTATTAGAAACGCACTTTCCTATGATGTTAACGTCAGGATATTTTATCTCGAAAATTCCTCCATCAGGTGGGTACAGTATCTGATTTTTAGTGTGCATCTTTGGATCAAATGTTATCTGGGAGTAGTCTCTGTTGTTTACGGTGCCACTCAGATTATTAAATCTTATTTTGTCTACCGATATAACACCTTGTTTTGAGAATATTGTCGTAATGACATCTGATATCACTATGGGTTGTCCTATGTGAAAGTTTGTGACGCTTAGTTGGTCTCTTAGATCACTTATTATACTTTGTAAAAGAGTCTGCTTATTGAGTGAAGGATCAACGACTATCTGAAAGAATAACTGGAGATTGATTACTTGGGCGTCCATTATGTCAACTGCATCAGAAATCATCCTGTAGGAATTGAGGTATCTCTTCAAGTTTATCTTGAGTCTATCAGGAGATGTCACGAGCTCACTGTTTTTATCTCTTGATATTATGAAAAGTCTGGTCGCCATTGGGTTGTCAGGATTCTTAACGACTGCATCTCTGAATACTCTTCCAAAATTACTGGGCATTGTGTAAACTCTGGAGAGTAGATCTTCTTTAGTTACCATTCTGTCTTGTGCACCTTTCATTGTGGGTGCCAATGCTAGAAGTTCATCAGAAGAAGGAGAATCTTCTCCGCCAGCTGCAGGCAGAGGATTTGAGGCCTCTATGGTGCTTCTTATCTGTGCTTGTTGAGCTGCTGATGGATTGTTTGGGAAAGTAACAACAAGATTTACTATGTTTCTTATTGTATTTGCTGGGACATTGTGTGAAAGACCCCCGCCGTACCTATATCTGACAGTCAAAACGGTGTTAGAAGCTGAAACTCCAAGCGTTGATGTCTGTAGAAGTTTCTGAGGATTGAGAGGCTTTCTTGAGAATGACTGCGAGTAGGGTAGCGGTATGGAGAATTCGGAAGGATCAGGTATGACGTCATCTTCCAAGCTATCAGCAGTCCCTCCTCCAAAAATTAGAGTAGTTCTCCTATCGGACAGTGAGACTTCTCTAACAAATCTATAAGGCGCAGGTATTACTTTTAGATTGTCTTTGACAGTTACGGGTGATTGACTGTTGTCTGCAGTATTTAGAACGTTTCTATAGACAACATCTGATGTTAGACTATCTACTTCGTAGTAGACATTTCCGAGACCATCAGATACATCTATTATCTGTGTTATGTCATTTTGTGAAAGAGAGATTCTTCTAAATTGTACGAAATCACCTATGCTGAATGACTCAGTTGTTTCCGTTCCAGACCCGCAAACTCCACTTTTTCGAAGTATTTTTGATGTAACGATGCCGTTTATTCTTCTTCCGTTTACTACTTCGACTGAAGGATCAACTGTTATTGTCCCGTTGATTTTGTCAGAGACCCAAAACTTAACGTCTTCTAATAGAAGAAATTCAACTCCATTATCAGCTTGAATTATTGACCCTTCATTTATGGTTGGAATCAAAGCAGGATCAGGTCTTAGAGTTCCGTCATTTAGCACAGGAACTTCTATGTAAAAGTCTACATTAGCTACTGCTGAAGAAGCACCTGTTATAGGGACACCAGAATTTCTCAGAGTCCTCTCTATGTTTGGTGTTTCTATTACTGTATCACTATTCAGCTCTCCATAGAGATGGTCCATGTAAAAAGACATGTTATCTCCAATGTAGGCCGCCATGTCCAAGAATAGACCTCCAACAGAGGACTCTGAAAAGTCCTGAATTCTATCCGGGTAGTATTGACGGGCGTAATCCAACAACACGGCTCTGAAGCCATCGAAGTCTCTTGCCAAATAATTTCTCTGCCTGATTGATTTCAGCGCAGTTTTGTTGTCATTGATTGCCATTTATTACCGCCCGATCATGATCGTAAATAACGAATTGTCACACCACATACAAGACTATTTGTAGACCTTTTCTAGACACATTAATCAGAGGTACGTTGTATGTGATGCTTATCTTTATTATGCCTGTGTTCTTGTTTTCTAATCTGTCGACTTCAGAACTAAAATCTTCAAGATCTACGAAGGGCATCCATTTCTCGACTGCATCTTTTATTCTTACTATAGCCTCACTATCAAAATCGTCTTGTGAAACAAATTCGGTCGTAAGAGGTTTTAAGTTTGCACCAAACTGGTAAAGACCCAATCTCTCTCCCCAATTTGTCAAGAGAAGATTTTTTAGATTGTCAGCAAATTGGTCTTCTAGGCTGTAATTCATTGAGAATATGCCTTCTTTGTCTCCCAGCTGCATGGGAGTCTTAATTCCATAAGGAATCAGAGACTTTTTAGTTGTCTCTTCATCTATTTGTGTTTGAGTCTTTCCTACACTCTTAAAGCTATAGGTCGCCATACATCTATCTATTTTATAGAATGCGTTGAAAACCTAAGAACTATAGCTTTACTGATAAAAAATTAGTTCTATTATCGAATCATGTTGACAGATGAAGTTGTAAACAGAGTAGCATCAAGAATAGTTCAAAGAACAAAGTCTATAAAAGATCCTACTGAAAGCTGGCGGGCTATAGTTAAAGAAATATTCGAGGCCATTAAGCAAGAAGCCGTAGTTAACGTCAATGAGTTGAATACTATAGACGTTAATAGCGCTCTTCTAATTTCTGCACCTCCAACTGCGCCCGTACCAGGTCTTACTCAAGGAAAGATAACAACTCCGTCGACAGTTGACTTAAAAGGCAAAATTACTTAAGAACGACTTTTTTTGCAAAAACTCCGGTAGGTTGAGCGCCTTGTACTCCTAGTGAACCTCCCATAGTGTCTGTTAGTGGAGGCGCTGTCACTTGACCTGCAGCCACTATTGCAGTACTGCAAAGGACTGCTTTATCTGCGTCGTCTCCTCCTAGTTTTAGGACTCCTAGATCTGACGGTGTCAGTACAATGTCTCCATTCGATCTTATGACTATTGAGGCCCACTTCTTTGTGTCTGAAGTCTCATCTTTGATCTTCTTTTTATTGGGTGCTTCTCTCAGACTATTGTCAGTCACTATTATCTCAATGTCTGACCTAGCTATCATCCTAATCTTGTCTGTCTTTATCACTATTGCAGCATCACCGCCACTTGAATCTTTTATGGGAGTTTTTAATGATTCACTAAAACTTTTAAGACCAAAGTTCTGATCAACGTTAGTCAACTGAGACACCAATATTCTACTTCTGTCGTTCTTAAAGTCTGGGTCTCCTTCTTTCTCTCGCTTAATGTCAAGAGATTTGTTGAGTTCTTTCTTTAGCTCTGTTCCTTTTTTCTTTCCTTTTGCATCCTTTATGCTTGTTGTAGGAACTTCTTTCCCAAAAGTATCGTCTGTCTGTCCTCTACCGACGACAATGTCTATAGACCCAGACTCGTTCTTAGTTTTTTCTAATGGGCCCGTTCTATCAGTTCCAAGAACTATAAGTGTGTTGTTAGTGCCTTCAAGCGCTATATCTCCAGGTCTCTTCTTGAATCTTGGTACTGCTTCATAAGACATTAACTTTGAAGCATTTGTTTGAGTTATTAGTTTCTCAAAAACATCTTCGTCTTCTCCCTTGAGAATGACATTTTCTCTTGCAGTTATTCTGTCATCGCCCTGTTTTACAACAGGTCCGTTTCTTAATTCATGCCAAACGTTGTCTGCAGACTCTGCAGTCCCTTCTTTTTCGTTCTTCATCCTGTCTTTTGTCCCAGGACTTGATGAAATTTCAAATGATCTACCGGGATGTGAATGATTAACATCGTCGGATATATGAGGTTCTGTTATACGACAAAACCAAAATGCCATGTCAGAATCATTTTCTGGTTTTTCAAACATCACCCAAACACACTCACCTGGTTTACATGGCATGGATAAATGTGAGGGAAAGAAAGGAAAGACGAACATGGGGTCTACGTCTTCTCCGACTCTTTTTGCAATTATTGTGTTTCTTGGAAGTATGTCAGCATAAGACATGTTTGACACTCCCATAGACTGCCATGTTGTCTTTCTTACTTCATCCACCAGGTCTTTATTTGGGTCAGAAACTACCTCCAAAACTATCATTCTTGCGAAAGTAGACTTTGGAGAAGGAGAACTAGACAACAACTGTGTGTTGATTCTTCCCTCGGCGAAATTTCTTAAATTGTCCGCCTTATTGCTCATTTCAGCCGCCTATCTTCTTGAACATCTCTTCAGCATCAATGTCTTCGCTCTCTTTTGTTTCAGACTTAGAAACTAACTCAGCTAGACGTATTATCTGATCGTTCGCTTTGCTCATTCTTTCTATGTAGGTGGCTATCGTTTTTCCATGAATTGCATGTTCCGTACTTTTATTCTCTACAATTTCTACAAGAGTATTGAAAAGGATATAAGCGTTCTGCCTATCTGTGACAGCATTCTCGTATATCTCTCTCCACAGCTTTTTCTTTTTATCAGACACACTATCTATTTGTTCTAAAAGCTCTGAGAAGTCTTTTATTTTTTCTTCTAAGCCGTGTTTTTCAGTAGATTTGTTTTTATTTGCCATGTAAGAATTATTAGCTGTTTCTTAGATCTGATTTAGATTTTTTGTAGTGTCTCTTGATGGACTGCATAGCAGTTGTTAGCTGTTTTGGAGAAAGACCGGACAATTCTCTCATGTAGAGCAAAACAGCTGACTTGTTGAGAAGATCTATTTCGTCTATATTTTCAAATATTGTTATGATCGCGTTGATGCATGTTAACTCATTTTCTGTCTTTACTTTAGCACGTATCTCGTATAGCAAATTAATAGTATTTTCAACTGATCCTGCAGAGTCGAACAGTATGTCTTGAGACTGAACTACATTGTGTTCCTCAACAATAGAAGTCTCATGTGACGTTAGACTTGTTGGATCGTCGAGACTGACACTCTTTTTAGTCCTTTGAGTTTTCTGCTTGGTTCTAATGATGAGCCAGTTTTTAGCCACTACGTTAAAATAAGAAAAAGCGTTTGTTCCTCTTTCTGCATCAAACTTATGAATTGTCTCAAAAAGAAAATTAACACAGTCATTTTTCAATTCGTCGTAAGTGTCATGCATTCCGGTAAACTTGTGTATATTGATCAAATTTTCAACTAGTTTTTCAAATGCAGGAAGTATAGAAGAGACATAAAGTTTGTCCTTTTCCTTTTTTGCATTCTCTCCCTGATACTTGACTATTGCTTCTTGAGTCCCTGCGTTGAAGTAAAGCTTTAAGTTTGTTTTAGTAACTTTTACTTCATCACTTTTTACTACTTCTTCTAAGACAACTTCAGAAAATAGGTCAGAGTCATCTTCTTTCTTGATGACTTTTTCTTTCTTTGAGTTGCTGGACCTCTTTCTCTTTGTTTCCTTAGTCATTTTTTATTCTTCTATGTCATCTTCATTGTCTCTCAACACATTGTCGAGAATTTTTGCAACATTCATAACAGATGCTTTCGCAACAGCAATATCGAGAACTAGTTCCTTAACGATAGGCTCGTCCGAGAATAATTCAACTTTTGATTTCTTGTCTATGATCTGATATTGTTCTTCCAGAATATCAAGAGAAATTTGAATTGCCTCTCCTGCATTTTCTAGTTTTTCCATGTATTCGATATTTTTTCTCAAGCTCAGTGCCAATGAAGCTGAGCTTCCAATCAAACACAATGTTAAAATTGCTGTTAAAATCAAATCAGATCCTTTGTGACTTCATTGTACAAACTTTTTACTGTTTCGATGGAATAATTGGATAGAATTTTTGGTTGCAAATTCTTTGCCCATTCTCTCGGAGAAATAGAAGCATTCTTGAATTTAAGAACTTTTCTCTTAAAATCTTCCTCACTTACCTGAGCCCACTTAGACCCTTTCATAAAGATCTTGTTGTCTACTCTGGTGGGATGTATCTCTGAAAGTGTGTAATTGATATCAATGAATTTCCCATGAGAGAGAAAATCCATGTGTCCTGACCAACCCGTCGCAATTACGGGAAGACCAGAGGCAGCAGCTTCAAGAATAGGGAGACCATAACCTTCACCTCTTGTTAAGCTTATTAATGCCTTTATCTTTGGATGTCTATATAGAGATGCCACTTCAGAATCAGACATGTCCCCGTGTATCAGATTTAAACGCGGATAAGGACCCTTTCTGACTTCTCTCATGAGAGTTTCGAAGGTTTGTACCACTATCTTTCTGTCTATCTTTGTGTTTCTCCCAGAATTTGTCTTTAATACGATTCCAACATCTCTATCGTTCTTAAAGGCTTCACAAAGCCACTTAATGGTATAGAAAATATTCTTTCTCTCATTCTCTGGATTGTTTCCCGTCAGCTGACCGAAAATTAGAAAATTAAAAGGCGTTGAGAACTCAAGCTCGTCTATTTTTGTTTTTTCTGACTTTGAAATTGATTCAGAGAATGACTCTTGGATCACGTGTACAGGCACAGTTACTTCACCAGAATTTTCTAAGCAGCTTTTTGTATGTCTTGAAGGAACTATAACAACAGACATTCTGTTGCAATCTTTTGTCCACGTAGGATTGCATCTGTCAGTTTCTACACCAGCTGTTATCCCGATGTTAATTTTTGCCAATGTAGGATCCCATTCATTTGGAAGTTGTATTTGAACTGAAGCGTCGTAGTATTTACCCTTCGGATCAACGGTCTTTTCCATTAACTTGCCAACAAAACCATCGTCCAAGTCTCTATTGATTAGCCATGGTGTATCACCCCAAGGGAGAGCTTGAACTTCCACCTCCAGATCTTCTCGAGAAAATAACCATTTTGCTACTTGACGTGCATGTACACCGTACCCAGACTGTGTCAATACTGGTCCTCTAAGCAAAACTTTCTTCTTGCTGAAACCGTTGCTCAAGTTAAAAAAATTGAAATCAGGCTGATTCATAGTTCTTCTACCTTCCAACTTGGGTCTCTATCGTTGTTCCACTTGTCAATAATTTTCTGAAGAGAATCGTCCCAGTCTGATACCATCTTATTCAAGTCGTATTCTTTCCTCACTCTTTGCATTGCTTTCAATCCAAGCTTTTCTCTTTCTTCAGGACCCATGTCATACATCTTCACAAAAGCGTCCCTCAGAGTTTCGTGAGAAATAAAGTCCTCGTAGATGTAAGGAACCATGTGATTTCCTACCATCGTCCTGACTTCCGGATCCATTCCAATTCCAAACTGTTCTCCGGTGTCTGGGTCTTCGACCTGACGTGTAAGTCCACCTGTCTTCAGTACAATGATTGGCTTTCCGCACATTGCCATTTCCAAAGTTGGAAGACCAAAACCTTCATTGCAACTCCTGTTAACAATCGTATCACATGCATTATAGAGGAGACGCATTTCGTTAAAGCCGATTCTATCCTTAGAGAAGGCCACGTTGTCTTTAATGCCCAATAAGTCAATTACTTGAAATAAATTCGTTCCTTCTTGATCCATGGGATCAGTATGAAGTACGAGAGTCGCCTTCTTATGACCTTGTTTGTTCTGCAAATCCTCTAAAAACATTTTCCAAGAAACAAGGATATCGCTCGGCATTTTTCTTCTTGCATTTCTTGAAACATACAAGCACGTAAAATGATCAGCTCTATCTGCACCCAATAGCTTCTTTTTAAAGTTAAGAGATTCTTCTTTTGGAAGTGGGTAATAGAGGTCTTGAGGAACTGCATGAGGAATGTAACCCGTCTTCTCTGGTAACTTCTCTTTTACCATTTCATAAGTGGGATAGTTGATGCAGTTAATAACATCGTTCGATTCATACAGGGGTCTATTAAATTCGGGCCATGGAGGATTGTCCCACAGGTGCCAATAGACAATTGGGCAAATCTGATGAATTTCGTCTTCCATCTCCCACACCCAAATGAAGAATCTGGGATCTGTAAACAGGAACAACGCGTCGGGCTTTACTTGAGCAAGTGTCTTTCGTAGAAGAGCCTTGTCCCCAAAGCCGTTCGTAGGCTTTATGATGAAATCTGGGTTAACTACAACAGTTTCGTAGTTGTCGTGTCGAATTGCTCCGCCAAAACACTTAAAGCTATATTTTCCTGTATTAATCAGACCGCTTATCAACCACCTGGCTTGTGTACCTACACCTGAAGTTGAGAGAGGATGATCCGATAGAAATAGTATCGTCTTCTTTTGATTCTGCATTGTCCCTATATTACCTAAAAACGAAAAGTTGTAACAAAAGTTTCACTAAGTACAGTGCTCTGTTCCCTTGTACTCGCAGTACGTACAGGAATCTCTGTTCTTCAGGGCGATTCCGCGTTTGACTGAGGTGATCATGTTGCTGACAACCTTGAGAGACTTCTTAATGGGAACATCACCCATGGAGACGGAGAAGAGTTCGCAGTGCTGACCCTGTTTCGCCGACTTCTTGAGGATGGCGAAGGCACATCTGATATCCTTGAAGGGAACCTGTGGGTTCTTCTGGTGCCAATAGTTCTTGTAGAGGGCCAATTGGGCCTTGGTCATCTCATCCGAACGCTTCTCACGGCGCCAACCGTTCGCGGAGGTCTTCCAGTCGATGATCCAGTAGAGATCTTCTCCTCGCTTACCTTTGCACTTGATCACACCATCGATGAAACCCTTGAATGCGTGAGGATGACCCTCCACCGATTCGTACAGGGCGTGCTCCGCATCCACCACAGACCACTCCGGAAACTCCCTGTCAAGGAAGGCAGGTACCTCCGAGAGAATTACTTCGGACTCTGTCTTGGCAACCTTTAATGCCTTTTCTGAGAATTCTTCTTGACCACTAT